GGCGATAAGGGCGATAAGGGAGATAAAGGCGAAAGAGGTTTTGCTGGAAAAGATGGTCAAACATCTCTTCCAACTTATGGTCAGCAATTAGGATGGGGAAAATATTCAGGTAAAAATGATTTAAACTTTAGGCTTGGTGCAGATAGGGGAATTGATGGTTGGGTAAATGTGTTTGTCGATGGTATTGGATTAAGTAAAAATGAAAAATATCTTCCAGAAAATAATATTAGCCTTTATAATCCTCAAACTAGAAGAATAAACCTTAAACATCTTGCTATTGGCACTCAAGTATTAATAACATATGATATTGAAATATCAACATTATCTAGCAATACAGAGGTTTGGGCTAGGTCATATTTTCCAGGCAGTGATACTGATCACACATCATTCGTAGCATTATTAAAATATCAATATATTTATAACATGTCTGTTACACATAAGATATCAATTGATAACGAAAAAGATATTTCAAATGGTGTGGTCCCACAATTTAGAACTGACAATGACTCAATACTAAATCTTAAAACTATCCATATTTCTGTGTTCTAACGTGGTATAATAATCAAGGAGGAATTATGGCATTTCCAGGTACATACAATTTTAACTACTATAAGGGTGATACTTATCAATTTGTAATCCGCCCTAAAAACGCTGATGGCTCAGCATTTGACTTAAACGGATATTCTGGTGCTTTTACAATTGCAACTGTAAGAGGGTCTGCTGGAACAAAATATACAGCATCTGCATCTGTAGATACAGTTAATAATTTGGTAACTTGCACAATTACAACTACAGTTGGATCATCAATTCCTGCAGGATCTACATACGTATATGACGTACAAATTTCAAACTTATCAAATATTGTTCATACACTTTTAACTGGAACAGTTTCAATTACTGAACAAGTAACAGGTTCATAATGCCAGACGTACTTCTCAGCAATGATGATGTTACCGTATTAGGATCACCAGAGGTAGTAGAACTACTTGTTGACATTGGTCCAAAGGGTGATCGAGGAAGTCAAGTTCTTGTTGGTCTTGGTAATCCAAATAATATTACAATTGGACAAACTCCATACTTAAATGATTTATATATTAATGCATCTCCTGGAGCAAACTATGGATATCTTTATCAATATGTTTTACAGCCAGGTGGAGAAACCTGGGTGGAGGTATTAAAAATCTCTCCAGCCATTTATACAGAAATAAGGACAACTAGTTTTTCAGCAGGATCAGCAACTATTAATATCCCAATATCAAGCATTACATCCTTGACTGGTTTAACTGCTGCTAACTTTGCAGTTAGATATAGTATTGTGCATACAAATCCCATTTCATCATCTATGCAAATACCTGCACTTACTGGAGATGGAAGTACATTAGTTATTAACTTGAAGGCAGTGGAATCTTCATCAGGTACTTGGCAAAACTTAGCAAGCCAAGTTACAGTTCATTTATTTATATCAATAGTGGTATAATTTCAGAGAGGTGAAAAATGTCTGAAAATATTGGTTCTATCTATAATACCCAAATTCCTGCATATGAAGATAGTGCAGATATTAAGGCAGCCCTAAAACTTTATCATTATGGACAAACATCACAACCAGCAACAGTTGGAGATGTTCCAGCAGAATCAATTGCTGGATACCTAATTGATTTACAAGATCAAATTGATACTATTTCATCAAACACTGGAATTCAGACAACCATTGTAGACGCCAAGGGTGATTTGATTGTAGCAACAGGCCCAGATGCTGTTGTAAGAAAAGCAGTGGGAAGCAATAATCAAGTTTTAACTGCAGACTCAGCAGAAACAACTGGCATTAAATGGACTGCAGCAACTGATTTAATTTCAGCAGCAAGTACATCTACGGCAGGTAAAGTACAACTAGAAGATTCTACAAGTTCTACATCTACAACAAAAGCAGCAACACCAAATTCTGTTAAAACAGTAAATGATAGTTTAGGAACACTCTCAGGTACAGTTTCTACAATTTCTACAAACTTAGGAACATTGTCAACTACAGTTTCTGGAATTTATACAGATTTAGGAAATCTAACTGTTAATATTAATCCACAAGTAAAAACAACAGATTATACTTTGACAAACTCTGATTCTGGCAAAACAATTATTATGAATGTTTCAAGTGGAACAGCAGTTATTACTATTCCAACAGAAGCGTCTGCAGACTTTTATGATAACTCAAAAATAGATATTGTACAAGTTGGTTCTGTACAAGTTTCTTTTGTTGGAGCATCTGGAGTAACAATTAATAGCAAAAACGGAAATAAAAAAATTGCCTCACGATATTCTGGAGCAACATTATTAAAACTATCTAGTGATAACTGGTTACTTATTGGCGATTTGATCGCATAGGAAGTTAAATGTTAATAAATCCTGGATTTTGGTCTTCATCAAAAGGAATGGTTTTAGTTCCAAATATTGTAGGACTAACAACAACTGATGCAAATAATGCAATTGCTGCTGCAGGATTAGTAAACTCTGGAAATACCACAGAAAGTACATCTGACTCCAATCTTTCTAATAAGATTATATCACAAAATCCAGCATCCTCAACACAGGTAAGTTATGAAAGCAACGTTTCATATGTTTCTTATAGTTATGTTGCACCACCTTCATTCCCACCACCATTCCCACCATCTTTCCCACCATCTTTCCCACCATCTTTCCCACCATCTTTCCCACCAAACTTCTCATGTATTTTTGAAGATACCTTAATTAATACACCTAATGGTCTTGTTGCAGCAAAGAATGTCAAGATAGGAGATCTTGTATCTACAATTGATATCAGTGATCTTTCTGCAAACTCTCCTTTACCTTATGAAGAATATGTATCAGATACATTACCAACAAATAGTATGCTAGTTGCAACTGAAATTGTTGATCTTCTTGAATCATATAAAGATACAATAGTATACTTTAATAATGATGAAAATATTAAGTTCTCATTAGAAGAGCCGATCTTTATAAAAAGAAATGAAGAGTATAGAATTATTAACTCTGGAATGATTGAAATAGGTGATGAAATCGTAAAGGTTGATAATGCTGGACAGACATTCTTAATGCCAGTTACATCTATTAATACATTAGATGGAAACTTTAGAGTATTTACATTTAACGCAGAACCACAAGACTGGTTTATCGTGAGTGGTTATTTAGTACACAATAAGGGTGGATACTAAAAATATTTTTTATAAAACTTTTTTTATATTCCAAAATGCAGGGGATGTAAATCTTTGTCCACTAGTTACAGTATGCACTCCATGTAAATATTCTTTATCTCCTGGGAAAAAAATAGCACTACCAGCCTTTGGTTTTATTTGAACATCTTGTTTAGGAAAATAAACTTCTCCACCTTCATAATCATCATTTATATACATTAAGGATGCAATGTCGTTTCCTGGATACATATTTGGAGTTCCATCTGGAAGTTCCTTATCAGCATGCGGTGCTTGACCATCCCCAACTCTCCAAATTACTATATGTGGCACATTATCATTTAAAATAACATTAAAATATTCTTGAATATTATTTTTTATTTTTTCTTGATATTTTGATAATAGATTTGAAATGCCATTGCCAATGCTTTTTATCATAGATCCACTACATACACGATTATCCCATGGATCTCCAGGTTGTGGAGTAAAGGTTTTAAGATTAATACAAAAGTCCTGTATTCTTATCAAATCTTCTGGACTTATAAAATTTTCTATAAAAATAATATTTTCTTTAGAGTCGCCAAAATATCCAGAACGGATAATACTTTTATCGTTAAATGCCATATTTTTATTATACCATTATGATATAATAAAATAAAGGGGTAGTTATGAATATTAATGATATTAAAATAGATAATCCAGCACAAGGGGTATACATATATAGAAATACCCTTCCAAAAGAACTTGACCTTGTAAATAGACTTGAAAAAACAATAGAAGCAAATAATGATATGTGGTTTAAATGGAGTGAGGCTTTGGTTGGAGATAGAATAAGTATGCCAGAGTATCGTGATTGTGTAGATTTTAAGGTTAGAGAAAAAGATTTTGAAATAAATAAAAAGGCTAATTCTTCAGACTTAAAAAATATTTATTTTGAGATAGATGAAAGACTAAGAATATGCCTAGATCATTACTGCTCTTTATATAATATTAAAATGGAATATCAAGAAGCCGTTAATTTTGTTAGATATGGTAAGGGACAACATTTTCAGGTTCATGCAGATCATGGATTTAGTTATATTTGTACTGTCTCAACGGTTATGTATTTAAATGATAACTATTCTGGTGGTGGGTTATACTTCCCATATTTAAACTATACATATACTCCACAAGAAGGTGATATTGTATTATTCCCATCTACATTTATTTATGCTCATGCTGCTTTGCCAGTAGAAGATGGCATTAAATATGCGGCGGTTACCATGTTTGACTATAATGCAAGAGCACATGGTTCCCGCCACACAACATATGATCCTAAAAAATCAGATGAGTAGATTTAAATAGGAAAGTTTTGCGATAGTTCAATTGCTCTTGGGGTCATACCCTTCCACGATGACCAATCTTTTCCACCATCACTCATATAATATGCAATTTCTGCATTTCTGATTGGATTAAATAGGTCAGCATTTGACTTTAGATCAAACTTCTCTCTACGGTTTGGTCCAAGATCACCAATCATATTTATTTGAAAAAGACCATAAGACTTGTCTCCAGTAGTCTTATCTCCATTAAATGCTAAAGGTCTTCCTCCAGATTCCCTTTTTGCAATAGACCAGGCTTCTTTAAGGTCATTACCCTTAAATCCAACTAGTTCTAATACCTGCTTAAGTTCTAGGTCAGTTAAACTTACAGCATTTTCATATTTTTTTATTAATTGCTCTCTAGAAACACTTAAAGCCACTTTCGTGGCTGATGATGCGTCTATACCTTCTTTATTTAATAAATTATTATCAGTAGCATTAGCGGAATTTGAATAAACGCCAATGAGCCCCACAATACTGAGTATTCCTATGACTTCCCTATTATTCTTCATAAAGTTGATCATGTTTCCTCCTTAGAAAACGATAACACCCTTTTGGGGTGTCAAGTACTAGTATAACAGGAATTTTGGGTAAAAGTCAACTTCTTGAATAATATTTATAATTATGTTATAATTCTATTATGCCTTCATCTACGCCTAATCAAAATATTCCATATCCATTATCCACAGATAATGTTAATGTTCAACAGGATATTCAAAATATTGCTGAGGCTGTGGATAACTCTTTAAC